CCCGGCTGCGGTATATATCGATGCTCTCACTTCGTCTGAATTGGACACGAGTCCTTGTTGGGTAAAAACGACCCTATTAAAGTATTCAGTCTCAGATGAACTACGTACACATGACATCATATATTTTGTTTGATACGGAATTTCGGCTTCGACTATTGGATTGACAAGTGAATTGTTGTAAGCAATACCCGTGTGTGTTATATTTTGGAAATTGTTCCGGTCACTAGTTAATGTACTCGAAGTATTTGTATAACCTATAGGTAACGCTGTAGCGCCTGCTTGTGGTACCCAGGATATATAAACACCCCTCATATCTCTTCTAGCAGATCCAACTGTTTCGTCTGGAACATATTTATATCGTATAGATCCTCTTGCAGCATGATGCATTAATGCACAATACTGGTAAAAAGGTGTTACACAGAAATTGTATTCGAAGGGAAGAACTGTGATCGTATTATCAAAATCTCCTGGAAATGTAGTATTTTGTCTACCCCTGTATAGGGGCCAAGCGGGTAATACAGTTCTTCTGAAAGCTGTACTGACTGTCCCATTAGGATTAATTGAACGTAAAAATGTATACCGCTTACACAACTCACGTAAAGAATGAACTGTCTCACCCATATAATCCAGGTCAACTGAATTGTGGATATCTCCGCTTGCGTTGTTTGTTGCTAGCTCAGTATCCAATACACCAGATTGAACATCCATATGTGGGTACATTTTAGAAATGGCCCCATTAGGTTTTGCTAACCTAAAATCTGGCATCGCTTCAGCGAAAACCATCACTTTGACGGATGGTAAATTACCGGTACTAGGTGGTGCTGACAATTGATTTAGAACAGTTAAATTAACACAACCATTACCAAAAGCTGTATTACTATTACCTTCCAAAGTGGTACCTGAGAAATAATCATTAAATCCAAAAGTACCATTGTTGAAGCCATACATACCATTGTAACTCCACTCACGTGTGGGTTTCACAACAATAGAAAACTCCTTACTTTGCTCAAGATCCAATTCATACGAAAGATTCGTATTAGTGTTAATGCCTGGTGGGATAACTGGATCATTATCATGAGGATCGTAGGTTATTAAAAGACGGCCTCTATGAAATCTCGAGCATACTGCCACAAATGTCAATTTTATACTTCCTGTGTAAAATTCAAATGGAATAGAAACTGCAGCAAGTGAAGGTATAAAATATGTATCACTCGACACATTATGGTACATAAAAGTTGGATCCACACGTACAAAACCTACAGATCCTCCATAAGGATTCAAGGAAGACCATTCAAAGGTGGTCCAATAACATTTCCTCATAGCTATAGATGCAATGGATAATGGATCATAATTTGGACCCTTATGCAATAAAGGGTCAATAGTCAATTCCTGCCGAACATCAATTGTTAACTTGTCAACATTATCTCCAATATTGGTTACAGCAAATTGACTAGCTGCTTTCAATGCAACTTGTTCATTACAAATTACATTATATGGTCTCGAATACCCAAATAATCTTGCAATCGCACCCACACCACGCGCTGCAAGATCTGTTGCTTTGGCATATTTTCCAATGACAGGAGCATTTGATATAGATCCTGCTACAGCGGATACTGCTGAGGCAATCTTTGAAACAGGACCTGACTCATCAAGTTCCCCGGATTGCGGGCTTAAAGTACTAATGTTCCGTTCAGTTATTCCTCTAGTTCTTATATTAATAAAGCGACCCATAACTGTAATAGTAATAGGATCAGTAGGTGCTTCACCCACGTAGCGCAATGGAACTACTGGCCGAAGATCTATTTGCCCAATATCAGTTGGAGATCCGTATGTAAGATTCAAATATTCTTGGTGGTAAAAGAAAGGAATAACCAACTTACCAGCTTTATCTTCAGATACATCTATTAATAAGTGGTGTTGTTGAAACGCCATGATATTGCCTTGTTCTGTGTTCTGAATGGTAGACAGATCATCGCCCCAATTAGGCAAATACATAAGGACCAATTGTCCATAATAAAATGGACTAGCAGTAACTAGCACAGTTAATTCTATATCTGCTGCAAAATTAGCATAATTACAAATCCTATTAGAATTACGTGCGTTGGATAATAAAACGTCCCAAGGATCAACAATAAAACCTGCATAACTGTTATTAGCAGTAGCTACATATCGCTCTATAACAATTGGTCGTTCTAAGAATTCATTGAGGGATAGATTATCATCTGCTCGCGATTCTCGTGAACCCATGTCCATAGACATATATTCTATAGTCTCTTGTTGATGTGTTTCAAATGTTTCTTGTATATCATGCCCTAAGACTTCCTTGATTACACCAGATTGAACACACATTAATGGCGGCATAAGATCAAAAGAGTTCTTCTTAAAAGCTTGGGCGATGGCATCAGGTGCGGGTCGACCTTTAATCTTAAGTGTAGGTAGTGTAACAACATTATTCCGATTCTCTAGAAAATTGATCATCTGTTCATAAGATTTATCTAAATATTGCACGTTTTTCATAACAGGTTCCTTAAGCTCCCTCCAAATGCTAAGATGTTTATTATATTCGCTCTTCGTGTGCAAACACATCTCAACAATCGCTGTATCAAAATTAACTGCCAATACATCATCTGGCTGGATATGATCGCTCTTAACATATACATGAAGCGACTTATATATACTATCAAGGTTTAGTGGTGCCACCCACCTTTTGCGAATCGAGCAATATCGGAAAGTTCTCGATAAAAACGACAAATCCTCAAACTTCACAAACTGCTTAAGTTCCGTATGTTTATCTGCTGATGTGACTTCGACACCTAAAGAAGCACAAAATGCAGCAAATGTCACACCTCCAAATTTCCAAAGTCCACGTAATGATAATATTGAATCATCACCATAAGTCACTAGGTGAACCCAATCCCTAAAAGCAAGATTAGGACTAAGACCATACTGTTTGAAGAACGCACATCTGACTAAACCTGAAACGCAATTAGAATCAAAATGTGAGGTCCCATATATTCCGGACATCATCATATTGACCAAAACCAGTAAATCACCTTGACAATTCACTGTAGGGTTACAGATTAACGAAAGCAGACCTGAAGATATTTTTAATGATCTTTCAGAATACCCGGCCGCACGAAGGATATTTTCATAACCAGCCAACATGCCATTAAGTACTTGTAAAACAATGCGCATATCGAATTTTTTAAAATCCCAACATGCGTACTTTGTCCAAAAGCCTTGGTTTAAGAATTTGACCAAATCATCAGTGTCTCTTCCATAAGGATTCATTCCAACAGCACACTCTGATAATTGACGATGTTGGCATTGAAAATCAAGCATTGGACCAATGTGTTTTTCAACACATACTAATAAGGCAAAATTACATGATGTAGCCACCCTACAATCTTTCCCATTGGGACCATTTTCACCTTTGAAGAAAATTTGATTGGGGATAACTGGATACTCATCTCGTAATAATGTGTTCTCTATAGCAGTACATCTTTCCCATACTTTAGGGTCTAAAATTCTTTTTCCATCCACCTCAGTCATATAATCTGATTTAGGACCACCAAAACCCCAACCCGATCCAGTTGATGCGTCTATACCATGTATAAATTCAGAACCAGCTATTCCGTCAACAACTTCACTACGGGTTAGCGGTTTGAGCTTGATTTTATCGCGTTTGACAATATCCATCAATGGGCCGTAAAAATCCTCCTTGACACGTTTCATCAAAACAGGATCGATATCTCCTGTCGGGGATGTGCATTCCCTAAGCCAATTGTCCGTTGTCTTATAGGTGGGTATATTACTACCCCGTTGTTCCCATTTTTTCTCCATACCTGCTTTAACAAGAGAGTCACTGACGCTATGTTTACCACAGCATGGAGGGTTGGATACAATACCACCAACTCGTCCCAAGTATTCAAATTGTTTGCCTTCACCAATATAATTCATAGAAGATCTTTCACTCGGACCAACATCAATGATCTTATCACCAAATGGCCCATCTTTAAGAGGGATTTTGGCTAATGAATTTGTCATTAAACCTGGACCAGGAAGGGCAAGTGCAGCAATGAGATCACGTTTGTATACTGGAATACCATAACTGTGGTCTCTGTTAATTCTACATCCTGCGATGTGAATGCCTTTAATATATGTCTTTTTCCTACCAGATAATATAGGAGCACCACATAAACCTGATGCATTAAATGCCTTATACAAAAACCCTTCCTTATTGGATACAGTTTGACCAATTACATGGTTCATAATTGTAGTACGAATAATAGCCGCCTCGTGGCCAAACGTATCTGTAGCAATCAAATCACCTTTAGTATTCTTATAATAACGTCTACCCGAATTGACTTCCAAAATAACATCATTCGGAAACAAGCTTGTTATATCGGCAAATTGGCCACCATGGAGAAAATCTAATATAACTTGATCTGTGCGGTTACCAACCGGTCGACATAATATGGGAGCTACTTGTATTGTAAATTTACTATTGCCCCTAGTAGTGCTATTATATCTAACAGCTGTAACTTGCCTACTCTCCTTATGGACGAAGTGGGCAGGGATTAACATCCTCCCTGTTCGAAGAACTATGCCAGTAACACTTTCGTTCTTCTCATCTATCAGACATACAGTGCCATCTTCCAAAGCAGGAATAACTTCGGCTTCAGCTCTAAAAATAATATCATCCCTTCTGAAATTATGTGATTCATGACCTTTAACCCAAAACTCTGATCCACTTTGTGCCACACTGTGATTAGATAGTAATTTCTGAACATATCCACGATATTTGGAGTATGATTTCCTCATTTTGTTAATCTGTTTAAGACTATCATCTACATACTGGTTAGAACTTTCAAAATACAAAGTTTTAAATTTTCCTAACATGTAAATGCTCACAACCATTACAAAAACAACGAATAAAAAGAACTGCACATCATTATCCAATAATTTTGGAAAGATCATAGGTTTCATTTTAACCATTTTTGATAAGGGAAACAAACCTTTATATGGGCGCTGGGATATCTTCAATTGTGTTTCTTCATCCATTCGCTCATCAATGAACGTCCTCAATCTAAGAAGGGCTGCTACATAAGGTCGAGCTTTGAACCTTGCGAAACATTTCCCAAGGTATGTAATTGTTTTTGATTCTGTCATGCAGCGAAAGATATTTTGTAATATGGGGTTATCCCACATTAAACCTAATGTGAATATACGTGATAAATCATCTGAAGTTGCAGACGTAATCATGCTAATGATCGAAGTTATAAGAATATACAAATAGGATACTATGTAAGAAGCTTGCCTAATGGCATGTATATATAACTGGAAGCCATTTTTCTTCTCACAATTCCGCGAATCTGGAACTGCACCGACTAATATATCAATCTTCTTAAAGAACAGGTTTTTAAAAATATCTCTAGCTACATACAACTGAAACATAACAAAAATTCCTGAAAATCCAAAGTGAGAGCCAATCAACATATATACAAAAAATATCCATAAATCTCGTACAACTGCTTTAACTGCAATCTTTGTGATTTTATCAGTCTCAAAAGCTATAATAG